GTCTATCAGTTGCTGCGTTGTTGCATCAAAGCCGCCGCCTGCACCAGCTCCTCCGGGCGCTCCGCCTCCTGCTGCCGCTGCTGTGGCAGCGTTCGCCGCCGCGACTGCCGCCGCCATCTGCGCCTCAAGCGCATCCCTGTCCTGTGCAGAGGAAAACGAAGTCGGTTGATACTCCTCAGCAACTCCAGCGCCGCTTGCGTAATCCTGCGCGGTAAAGCCGCCGCCCAAGCTTTGCAACTGGTCGGTGTAAGCGTTGTACTCGCCGGTAATCGCGTTGACTAAATCAGCCTGTGTAACCTCGCCAAATGGGGATTCCTGCCCGGCTAGGGCAAAGCCCCGTGCAAGGTAGTCAGCAGGCCGCGACAGAACCTCGCGCATCTGGTCAATCGCATTTTGGCGAAGCTGGGCAGTCTGGAATCCAGCTTGGATATTGGTGGCACGCGCTTCTTCTTGCTGTGCCATAGAACGCAAACGCGCCGACTCGTCAAACTGGCGTGCATTTTCTGCCATGTCAGCACGACGATATAACTCGTCCGCGTTGAACTGGGACTCGCTAAGATCCTGACGGGCAAAGCCTAGAGTCTTATCGAGGTTGAACTGGTCGCGGTTGAGCTGATTGGTTATATCTGCTTGCTCTTCTGCTAGATCAACACGCCGACCTTCAAACCCAACGCGCTCTTCCTCAAGCCCGATGCGGTCCCCTTCAAGCCCGATGCGTTGCTGCTCAAACCCTCCTTCGCCGAACCGTGCAGTAGATTCCTGCTCACGCAGTGCTGTTAGCCGGTCCTCAAACCCTCCTGTGCCGTACCGCAGTTCATCCTGCGCCACTACATGCGCGAACTTCTGGCCCTCAAGCCCCTCCTCGCCGTACAGTGCGTCAAACTCTTTCTTCCGCAACTCGTATTCAGCGGAAGTCAGTCCTGTGGCTACGGGGTCAGCACCGGGGTTATCGGGATCGTATAGCTTGATCCCCTCCGGCGTTTCGACTGCCTGCCAGTTTTTTTTGGCTGCCTCGTCCATGCGGGCTTTGTGGAGTTCTTGGGCGCGTACCTCGGCGGATTCAGCGCGTACCTCGGCTGCTTTCTGATCTTTGGCGGCTTGAATTTCGTAGTCTTCTTGGCGCTTAGACGCTCTCTTCTCGGCTTCAGTCTGGCCTTGTTCCGCCATATATCTATCGAACCGAGGCTTAAATTCTGCCTCGGGCACGAGACGCCAGTCATCACCCCGAACCTCGACATAGCGCGTCGCCTGCGGCTCTAGTGTGACTAAGCCATCGGCCTGTACTAGCTCAAAGTACGAGCCGACGGCGTATACCTTGACGCCTTCTTCATCCGCCATCACGTTGTTGGGCACGCCAGCAATATGGGCGGGATCAATCCCGAGGGCACCAGCCGCAGAAGCTGTTACTGGATCGTATGCTTTTCTTTTTGTTGTGGTTTGCTGCCTAGGTAGGGAGCCTGTAGGCTCTGGCTCGTCTGCGGTATCAGCCATGCGGAACGAATCGCCAAACTCTTCCGGGCCTCTACCATCCTCGGATGCGGCCTTGGCTCTTTCATAGAAGTCTACGCTAAAAGCTTTGTCTTGGAGTGCTCTGGCGCGTGCTCCGCTTTCAGATGGATTGCTCGATACCCATGCACTCTTGTATTCGGCAAACTCTTTGCGGAACGGGTCGGCTGCGAACCAGTCCTTCTGGAATCTATATCCTGCTCCGCGATCTTCAGTTCTGTCAAAGGCACGAAGCACGGTATCCGTTGCGCCAGCATCTACCAGATCTTTTTTATATTTTTTGTAACTCGCCGCATTTCCGTGCACCTTGGACCAGTCAGGTGGTGACATATCTAACTCCCTCCGGGTGAGCCGGGGGTCTGGCCCTGCGTCATTTGAGCAATAATGTCACTTGTGACACTGCCAGCCTCGTTTACGAACGGTGCCCAGCGCTGATCTCGAATGTTGCTGGGCAACGAATCGTAGCGCTGCCGCAGTAGCTCGAACTCGCGTTCGCGTTGAGCCGAGCCGAGCGGATCGCCAAAGCGCTTATTCATGTTATTAATAAGGGCCGTCTGGCGTGCTGCCGCACGGGCTGCGCGTCGGACGACTCGTTCACTCAGTTCACCGGCCATTATTGATACTGCCTTTGTACTTGATCCACCTGCGCGTTCATACGCGCCTCGGATACCACGGGCTCTGCTGGGTTCCCAAGCGTGTCTACTGTTGTAAGTGCCTGCTCATCACCCATAGGTGGCCTACCATTCTGGCCGGGTGGCCGTCCGGCCTCTATCCCGGCAGCGTAGGCATCACGTACGATATCGCCTACCTCGCCAAGGCCCGCAAGTGCCATAAGCATTTGCGCCTGCTGCATTGGCATTGCACGCATTAAGTCCTCTACGGATCGCTCGTCCTGCTCCTGCGTCGGGTCGTCGATGCCCATCTTGTCCATAGCTGTGCGCTCGGACAGGCCCGGCATAATCCGATACAGGTCGGCCCATAGCCGTGCCTTGCGGGCGTTGACCATGTTTTCATCAGCAGTCTCAAACGTGACGTTAGTGTAGTAATAGCCATTTATGTCACGCGGACCGATAGTTGTTTCGTTTTCTGTGTTTACAAATGCGCCGTACAGCGTGACTGACGTGCCAATGATGTGCTCAATGTCCATGAGCACCCACGAGTTCACCTTCTGGCAGGCACGCTGCATACCGGAAATTGGCCCGGATAGCTTCGTTGCTGCGTTGCGCGTGAGTGATTCGGACTCGGTAGCGGTATCGACGCCAACCTGTGGCGCTCCGCCAAGCGCACCAAACTTGGACGCTTCGTCAGCGTACGCATTGACACGTTGCAGACCCTGCATCAGCGTCACCGGGGCTTCGCCCCACCGCAGAATGTCTACCTGTTGGTCGGGTCGGATGTTCAGGTGGGTGCCGGGACCGAGGCGGAATTCCTTCTCGCCGTCCTCGATCTCCTCCATGTTCACGGTCACAAGGGCCGGGAACACGTACATACGCAACCACGCTTCCATCTCGGTCAGGAAGCGGGCCTCCGATGTGAGCACTGAGCTGATTGGGCCAAGGATGGAGACATAACGGTCCTCGGGATTGGAGTCGCTGTCTACTTCGCCAAAGCCCGGATCAGCGATTGCGTAGGGAACATACCCGTCGTAATCCCTAGTCTCTTCTGTTGAGAAATCAGTTTCCCAAGAATACGGATTATCCGCTTCATGGATCACCTTCCCGTTAACCCACACGACATAACTACCGGGGTCATCCTTGTACGGCTTGGTCCACATCTCCACATACGGAATCTTCCGCATCGGATCGCCGTGGCCGTATTCGTCGTATAGGTCGGGGTAGCGTTCTACAAGGTCGCCTGCATAAATTTCGTATTCTTCGTAGACATAAGACGGATCCCACGGGTTGACCGGATCCTCGAACACATTTTCCGAGGGGCACACATCTAAGTTCCATAAGAACTTTGAACGGGCTATCCGTTTTACTGCCCGTGCGAACTTGCGCTTGTCGTCGCCGTTCGGCTCGTCAGGCATGTCAGGCAGCAAATCGAAGCGGATGGTTTTCTTTAAAACCATTTTGCCGCGAATCATCTTGCGCTTAGCCCGCTCTAGTGGTGCCCCTTGGTCCTCGTACACGCGTGCCCACCACATATCGTGGAAGCGACGCTGGTTTTCAGCCTGTTCGCGAGCGGCTTCCATTGAGTCGTTGACTGGGCGTATGGGGATATAGTTGCGTGGCGATGCGAGAATATGATCAGTTGCGTTAACAACTGCGTTATAGGCGGTTGGCGGCACCGTGGGCTGCAAGCCCTCGTCCATCCACTCGTCGGGAATGATGCGCTTAGCAAAGTCGCCGTTGATAAGTTCTTCGTCACTGCGAAACTGCGTTAGCAGCTTTGCATATACGTGGCTTTTTAGGTGCTGGAATCGCCTATATGCGTCGTCTGGGGTCATATGGCACCTATCAGGAACCTACGGCGCTTGGAGTTTCCAAACGTTATGTACTTTTTATTAGTGTTTATCTTACGCGGTTGCCGTTGTTTAGCAAGGAGCACAGCAAGAGCGACTGCCATAACGCAGTCGTCAAAATAACCGGGCGGAGCAGAATACTGCACGGTCCCGCCAGCCATCACTTTACCTTCAAACAGTTGCAGCTCGCGGCGCAACTGCTCGTCAGTCTCTGGAAAGTGTACTCTCCCATGCTCAACTTCTGCAACTAATGTATTAACGAGCTGGGCCTTAGATTGGTTCGTAAATTTGAATGACGTAACGTGGCAACCTTCATCAATGAGGATATCTCGCGCTGCCTCGCCCACCCCCGTCGCGTCCATGTGGATCGTCTGGCACTTATATTGATTATATAAGCTGGCGATCCGAGGACCGAGGGCTGTGTACGACAAACCGTTGAAACGGTCACTCGCAACGATAGACATATCCTTTATGTCTACTATGTAGGCAACAGTGTAGTCATGTTGCTTAGCAATATCCAGCCCCATTAGGTACTGGGTGCCAGCCACACGCTCGGCAAGCGCACCATCGAAGCAATCATCTATGTTCTTGAACACCTTGCCTTCAGCCTCAGCCCACTCGGCAAGGAAGCGTTGCCGGAACTCCACCTCGGGATATTCCATACGTGCTTCTTCTACGACTTCCGGGTCAATAAATGGGTTAGCTATTGTCGGTACGGAGAATGAATAGAACTCGGCGTCGTCAGGATCACTGGACTGGCCGCGTTCCCAGTAGGAGCGGAACCAGTTGCTGCTCTGCGGTACGCCAATAGCAATCAGACGCCCGTGGGAGTCGGTTAGGGCTGGCATAAACTCATTACGGGCCGAATCAGGTACGTCGTGGGCCTCGTCAACAATGGCGGCGGTCACACGGTCGCCCTGCAACGACACCTCGTTGTCGGCGGACTTCGCTTGGATACGCGCACCGTTCTTTAGCTCAAT